TTTCAATCTTTATGACTTTCAGGAAAAAATGGTTGACACGTTTGTTAATAATCGTTTCACCATATGTAAATTACCACGCCAGAGCGGTAAGTCTACCACAGTTGTAGGTTATATGCTGTGGAATATTCTTTTCAATGACAATCAAAACTGTGCGATTCTAGCTAACAAGGGGCAGCTTGCTCGCGATCTACTTGGTAAGATACAACTTTCATACGAAAACTTGCCGAAGTGGTTACAACAGGGTGTTATCACGTGGAACAAAGGTAATATAGAACTAGAAAATGGGTCGAAAGCTGTAGCAGCCTCTACATCATCATCAGCGATTCGAGGAGGTTCATACAACCTGATATTCTTAGATGAGTTCGCATTCGTTGGTATGAACTTGGCTGAAGAGTTTTTCGCATCCGTGTATCCTACGATTTCATCTGGTACCACATCAAAAATTATCATCGTTTCAACACCCAACGGTCTAAACCATTTCTATAAAATGTGGACCGATGCGATGGAACATCGTAGCAATTATATTCCTATCGAGGTACATTGGCGCGACGTTCCTGGACGAGATGATAAATGGCGTGAAGAAACAATAAAAAATACTAGCGAAGATCAGTTTAGACAAGAATTTGAATGTGAGTTCATAGGTAGCGTAAATACATTGATCGCTCCTACTAAACTTCGAAGTCTCGCATTTACTGAGTTCAAAAAGGAAGAGTGGGGGTTAGATTATTTAGAACAGCCTCAGAAAAACCATGCATATGTTATATCTGCCGATGTTTCACACGGTGTAGGATTAGATTACTCTGCTTTTTCTGTATTTGATGTGACCCAAATACCATATCGGCAAGTGGCTAAATACAGAAATGCTGAAATATCACCGATGCTTTTGCCCGAAGTGATACACAGATATGCTAGATGGTATAACGACGCTTTCGTTTTGGTAGAAAATAATGACATAGGAGGCACCGTCGCTGAAACACTACATAATGAATTAGAGTATGATAATATGTTGTCCACTGTCATGAAAGGCAGGGCAGGACAACAAATCAGTGGTGGATTTGGGGGTGGCACCAATTTAGGTGTCCGAATGTCTAAACAGGTAAAAAGAATCGGCTGTCAGACATTAAAAGATATGATTGAGTCTGATAAGTTGTTAGTACAAGATTTCGAAACTATACAGGAACTGTCTACATTTGTAGCAAGAAGGCAGTCCT